AACTCGCCAAGCATTACTTGCAACCGTACTTGAATAAACATACTGCATCTCAAAGCCAGGATAACGGCTATTGGCTTGTAAGTTAGTTTGAGCAAATGCAATTCCTGCCCCATCAGTTGAAGTTGCTGAATAAGTATAAACTCCCACCTTTGCATCCCCATTAAATGAAAATGAAGCACTTTCAAAATTTCCCCTTCCCATTGTTCCTGCAGTTCCTCTTACTACATCAAAGTTATTTGCAGGACTTGTAGTTCCTAATCCTAATCTATTGTTAGTATTATCCCAAAAGAAATTTGAGTTTTTTTGTGCTATTGTAGTTCCATCTGAAAATAAAACCGAACCGCTTGTTAATGATGGTAAAGTAAACTTCCCTGCTATTGCAGTATAAGTATTTGTACGTGCTGAATCACTACGAAATTTCGTTTGATATATTGTGCTATCTGAAGTATTTAGCTTTGTATTTATGCGATTACTTAAAGAAGTAGTATCTGCACTATTCAATTTAGTATTAATTCGGTTACTTAAACTTGTAGTATCTGAAGCATTTAACTTGACATTTATTCTATTACTTAACCCTGAAGTATCAATTAACAAATAAGGACTTTTAGCCTTCCATAATTTTGTGCTTGACTGATAATAAAGAACATCATTATCCGATTGCCCATTTACGTTTACGTTATGCAATTCTCCTAACTCATACCCATTCTGAACTTTTACATAAAGTTGACCATTGCCATTATTTGCCCTTTCTACTACACCAACAAAAACTTGGTGGTAAGGTGCTACAGGTTTAGTTTTTGTGAATTGTCCAGGTATTGAATCAAGCCAAACAATATCACCTTCCGAATAGCTACCTAAATTCAATTTATCAACTACACCTTGTGTTATTACAATCCCTCTTTGCCCTGCTCCAATGTCATCTCTTACTACTGCAAATGTTTTTGAACTGAAAGTGTCTGAAGTATTATAGGCACGTTTAACACTTGCAACATTTCCTGCAGCACCGAATAAATAAACAACTGAACCTTTAGTTAATGTTGTTGCTTCTTGATTATGAACTAAAGCCTTAACTACTGAAGCAGTATCTCCTGAAGTACCACCACCTCTAATAGTATCCCAAACTAAAGTTTTAGGATTGTAGAAATAAAACCTTCCGTTTGTGGAATCAATAGCCAAAGCACCCTTTCTTGTTATGTTACTTTTAAGCGTAGGAACTCCGTTAAATGTAGGAATGGTTAATGTAGAATCAAAGTTCATTCTTGGTGCTGAATATCCGTATTGTGGCATAATTTGGTAAACCTGCCCAAAGCTAACTTGACAAAAAACAACTAATAAAGCTATAAATAATTTCCTCATATCGTTGGCATATCGCACTTATCAAATGCTGAAGTGCTTGTTAAACTTAAAGTTAATTGTACTCCACTTAAATAATCTTCAAACTTTTCGCTAATAACATCAAAACGAATATTGTCATCAATAACAAATTCATTTGCTCCGTTTCTTAAACTGCTTATTATATCCCCTGCTATTTGATGCATATCATTTACCACTTCAGTTTCAAACTCACCTTCTACTCCTGACTTATCAATAAACCAAAATTGAATGTCATATTGACGTTGCTTTCCAAGATTAAAAGAACCTGAATTGATAGAAAAGGAAGCTAAAGGGAAAACAGGTTGGTCATCCCAATTTAACCACTCTATCGGACTTGCAAACTTTGTTGTGTGTATCATTGCGTGGCTTTCCAACAGGCTTGTTATTTCCGTTGCTAATTGTTTGTAGGTCATTGAACTTTTGTTTTACTTTGTCTATGTATTCTTTTTTGTACCCTTTACTCATAAATTAAGTATATAAGAATGTAAATAATTCTCCTGCTAAAGCAACATCACCTGTAGGTAAAGTAACCATACCACCAACAATTTGTAAATATCCAGTATCTGCAGTTGCAAATGTTGTAATCGTTTTAGCTAATCCTGAACGACTCGCAAAGATTGTTCTATTACCACTCAAAGCCATTATTTCAAAGTTACTTTCTCCACCTGTAGCAGTATAGTAAACTACTTGTGGTGTAGCGTAACCACTTGAACTATTCATATATTTCGTTCCACAAGGCTCAAATCCACCTAAATAAATAGGACAAGTATAAGCCTTTGTTGTAGGGAAGATAGTATCTAAACCCATTGAAACATTTAAGTATTCTGAATAAAGCGTATAGTTTTCTTGCAAGAAACTTATCAATCTGCTATTGTAAAATTCAGCCATTGATTTATACTTCTGCTCAATCAATTCAAGGTCTGCTCTACTCGGTGGTGTGCTTTCCTCACTTGTCTTTTGTAGGAATCCCTTACTGAATAACTGATAGCCCATAGTCATAGGAAGCATTGACATTGTAAACCAAATCAAAGCATCAGTAATATAGTCATCTATTAAGGTCTTTTCGTTAACGCTTAAATTGTCATCCTCAACTCCTTCTTGCAATCTTTTGTAAAGCGTAGAACCTAAAACAGGTTGTATAAACATATCCCCTGCTACCTTAATCATTGGAAATAATTGCTTTCCATCAATAGCATTTGATGCTCCTGTTCTTTCCTTGAATGTTTGTTCAGTTAGAAATAATATATTTTTGCTCATTGCATTAAATTACTTTTGTTTTCTTGTTACTATATTAGCTTTCCATTCGTGCCTGCATTGGTAACTATGTGTTCCATCAGGCATTGTCCACCATCCACCGCATCTATCCCAAACTGAATAACCTACTCGCTTACTGATATTCTCAATGTCCTGTCTTGACCAAAACTTAGTTAAACTTAAATCCATTAGCCTTTGGCAGAATGGTCTTGAAGTGTTGTAATCCCTTTGCGAAGCAGGAACACGCCAATCATAAGAATACATAATTAGAATGTCATTAACCTTTGAACTCTTACCAGGAAGTTCAGAAACAGGCTTATTAACATATCTTCTTACTACTTCATCTTCACCGATTAATGTTTTTTTTTCGGTAATAATTTTATTACCTACCAATTCACCGATAGTAGCTTCAATATCCTTTAAAGGTTTCTTTAAAGTTTCTGCTATCACTTCAGGAGCAATTAATGGTTGCTTTGTAATCAATGAAAGAACATCTGCCTGAAGTTGATTTAAAGCCACTTCAAAGCCATTAAAAGACCTTGTTTCAGTTATTGAATACAAACCCCTATCAGAACCACAAGAAGCAAATTCTTGAAGCAGAAGTTCGTCTGCATCCATTGAGAATTTAGTTATTTCGTCATCGGTTAAAGGGTCGTCATCTACACCAAGAAAAGTGTTAACATCTGCATCGGTAAAACCGAATCCATTCTTCAACATCAATGTAGCTTGTCCTTTAGTTAGTTTGCCGTTTCCGAACTGCCTAACTATTCGCATAACATTCTGATACTGCCTTCCTGTTAGATTCTTAATTGAATCGTTCATTTGTGTAGGTTGCTCTTGATTAGGCATAGCAGTACCTGTAGATTGTTGAACAGGAACTAAACCTGCAAGGCTTCTTATTTCATCAGGTGTCATTGATTCAAGAACCTTATTCGCAACCAATGGACTTAAAGCATTAATGTTATCTGAAATAATTTGTGCTTGTGTTTTAATGGCATTGTCAATAGGTTCTCTACCCATTAATTCACGGATTTCATCTTGGGTAAGATTTTGTGAAACTATAGCTTCAGTAAATTCAAACTTCAAAGGCTCAACAGGTTGAATCACAAAATCCCCTTGTTCGCCTTTAAGATTTCTAAACTTTGTAAAAACAACTTCTAATTGTTGTTGTCTTTCGTTTACGTAAACGTTGTTGAATATCTCGTAACTATCCCTGATTTCGTTTCGTTGACCTAAAGAACCAGGTGTGCTTATACCAAATAAAGTAGGACTTATAATTTGATGACAAGCATAAATTACTTGCTGAATCAAATTGTTGACATTTGTAAAATCTTCTTTAGTCAACATCGTTGTTCCTAAATCAAGAATATCTGCAGCATTATCCCTTGACTTGTTGAACATTATTACAACACGCTTTCCTTCTGAACCTGTAAATTTCTTTAACAAATCCCTTTCAACTTCACCTTTATTTTCCTCTCCGATAGGGTCACCATTGTTAAGATTGACAAGTTTAGTTCCTACCCATCCTTGATTAGCGTTTCCAAGAATATGTCTTGAAACCTTTATGTCCGATTCAATGTAATTTAACCCTTGATAGTAAGAAGGCAAAGGATAGATTTCTGAAACAGGATTGTATTCTTTATAATAAAAGATTTGACTTCCGTAAGGATTGTTCACATTGAAAGCCTCGTATTCTCTTGGCTTTTCTCTCATATCATTCCAATCATTCTTAACGTAGAACGTCTGAAGGTCTTTACTAACCCTAACCTTTGCAAAATCTATGTGGTAAACTTCGCTTACTTGCTTTGCTCTATTCCAAATTACTTGAAGATAATAACCCCTAAATAACTCGTCATCCTTAATACACTTTTTTAAAATGTCATTCCAACTTTCTAAACTATTAGCAACTCCAGGTTCTTCAAAACCCTTTCCGTAAATGTAATTAGATTTACCCTTTACAATTGCTCCGTGTTTAGGTGATTCAGAATAAAGGTCTATTAAGTATTTTGGATAGTCATTATCCTTTCCAAATTCTACATAACCCTTACTTTTCTTTTCAGTAAATTTCGGTTGTTGTGCTTGGTCAAAAGCCAAAACAATATGCTTGTAATTATCCATTGTATGTTATAAATGAATTATCTTGTTCATCATAAGTTGTAGGTTCAAATGTTATTGCACTATTCAAATACATATAACCATTCTCAACCTCGTTTAATCCTGTAGGATTCAAATTGCTTGAACTTGCTTGTTCATAAACTTGGTAAGTCCAAAAGCCTGTTTCAGCATTCTCAAAGTATTGGTCTACATCAAGTTCAAAAACATCATACCTTAAAGTTGTACTTTCATTTGTAGCAACAAACTTTACTACTTCCTGCGTTATTCTATTAGTAAATATAAACAAAAAGTATGGGTCGGTAAGTATAGCACTTTCCGAACCTGTAAAATAAATGTTTTTTGTTTCGCCTTTTGTTAGTACAATCATAATCTAAAAAAAGCCGACTTTTTTATCGGTCGGCTTTCCTATTTTTTATTATTATTTATTAACCTGCTACTTCTAAATTCGCAGCAACACTTGCACTTACTACCAAGAAATCTTCAGTTTCCTGCGATGTAAA